CTTTGGCGCATCTTCTCTATCTAAATGCACCCCAATGGCATCAGTCCAATTACCTGTGACCGTCAACCTAAATCTGTGATAGTTATCATTCTTTCTTTTTGTAAACCTGCCGCTCGCTGATTGAGCTAAACTATCCGACCACGAAACGGAGTCAGAGAGTCTTGATCTGCACCCAATCTCTGCCGTGACCGATCCACCATCCACAAGAGGGCGAAAAGCCTTTAGTGATGTTTTGTAGCCGGGATTTAATTCTGTTTCTCCTGTTTCAAGAATTGCTGTTTTGTTATCTCCCTCAAAGAATCCGTATTTAAAATCTGAATCAAAAGCCGCAAATTGAGAAACCGCCTCAAACGCACCGGAATCTAAAGAAAGCTCCATCGTGTCAATATTATCAAAACCGAGGGTTTCTAAGTTTTCCAAAGTGACCTTAAAACCCTTTGACCGGAAAATAATCTCGCAATCTTGCTCGATCAATGCCCACTTGTTAAAAGTCTTGTCGTAAATTATGACCTTGTTTGGTCTTCCTGCCGTATTTCCAGAGCCGGGGAACGCCCAAAATATTCTATTGTTCGTTGGGTCTGGCATTGAAAAAATTCTATCTGGGTGTTCAGCGTCATATTCTGTTTTAAACCACTTATCAACACGACCAGCGCCAATGTTATTAACACCCGTACCGTTGCCAGTAATTTCGAGAAATCCCTGCTCTGAAATCAAATAAACATTCTCACCCAATCCGACCACGGAGCCAGCAGAGAAAGTCCCAAAATCTGGGAGGATTTCATCTATCTGAAAGACAGCAGGAGCGCCAACAAAGGACATTCTAAAAATTGATCTTTCAGAAACTATAACCCCAACATCACCACCGATGATTCTTCTTATCGGCCCGCCAACTGGAATATCACGAAAGTCTGAAAGCGTTGAGGCAGAAACTGTGTAGCTTGTCTCGTCATCAATAGCCGACCATCTAACTCTATTAGGTCGATTTCCATCCGTTGCATCATAGGTGTTGGAGAAAACAACAAAGTCACCAATTACAGTGATATTTCTTGCTCTAAAAGCTGTTGTTAAATCTGAAAAGTTAGCAGCGCCCATTGTTATCTGCTGGGGATTGTTACTAAAGTTAGTCGCTAATACTTTGTTTTTCCATCTAACAAAATTCCATATCTCACCAGCACCAGTAGCATAAGCCCCGCCTGTGTTTGTAATGTCATCCCACAATAAATCAGAACCTAAAGAGTATATTTTTGCCTCATTGCCAACATAGGTAAACGAGTCGTTGTCTTTATCAAAAGCCTGAATAGCTCCGCGTGGTCTTGCGTTGATCGCATCGGAGAAGGTGGATAAGTCTGGGAATGGCTGAAAGCTGCGCTCGGCAGGAACAGCATTTACTATTTGAGAACTCCCCGATGCGCCAAAGTCTGCCGCATCGGGTTGCCAATCATTAAAGGGAATAATCAAACTATCGCTCCAGCAGTCCTAGCAACCAGACGGCGGCCTCTGCGCGACTTCTTGGTAGCAGCGTTAAGCCCCATTGCCGCTTCGTCATAGAGAGCCTTCCACACAACTATGCGGGGGTCATCCATGAGGAATGGAGCAGAAACTATCAAAGCGCCGTAAAGGTACACGGCGGGGTCAGCAGCTAATACGACATTAGATTGATTCGAGTCGCTTAGAGAGTCTGCCGACTTATAATAAATAATCTCTCCCGTGTAGGAAGAATCGGGCGAGTAATCAAACTCTATTTCGTTGCCTATCGTGTAGTTCTTAGGCTTGCCCGAAGTCTCTTGTCTTACCGAGTCCATTTGATCGTAATTAATGTAGTTTAATTTTGTAACAGGGGATGTGAGAAGCCTAAAGTTTAAAGGCTCAAGGTATCCCGTAGGTAGAGAGATTTGACGGCTATTAACAGCAATGTCTTCGCGAACAATCATCTCTTTAATTCTAATTCCACCTGTTTCAGTGGTTCGCCTGTGCCTGGCTTCTGCGAGGGCGATAAAATCATCAGCCTGACTCGCAAGGTCATCACGGTCTAATGTTGCCGCAATTTGTAGTTTTAGCCCATCGTATGTATCTAAGCTCATAGGAAACCGTATCTATTTGAATAAGTGGGCTGCATTGTTCCGAGTTTTATGCCTTCGCCTCGAAACTTGTTTAAGTGTGTTGGGCCTTCTGGAATGATTACCTCTATCCCACGTCCAACCGCTAGGCCGATCAGGTATTCAAGACAGGGAGACTCGTAAGAAAACTCAGAGTCATCTCGAACGTCTATACCATACAGGCCAATTTTATCCGCACCCTCATGGATTGCTAAAGCAAGCATGTAAGCTGGAGACGAGTTGTACCAATCTTTCTGTTCTGACCACCTGCCCCTTGGGAAGCCCTTAAATACAGACTCCAAAACATCAGCAAAAGGAAACTCTCTCGATGTTGGAATATCATCAAAATGCCTTTGCATATAAATAGGCTGGTCAAGCTCTGCTAGGTCTTTAAAATAACTATCTGTCCTTAAAGATTCAGGAAGCTCTAACAGCGCCTTGTCGTGCATTTCAAACAACTTATTAGCTCGACTTGAATACTCTCTATCCCAAGGAAGGGCATAGACAATCCAATCATCTGGCACTAGATGCCTTGTAGAGGGCGCTAGTCCAACGATGGCAATATTCACGAGTAATGCTTCGCCTGAAATTTTCGATAGTCACGGCCTTCTGTGAGAATCTTGAGCAGCTTCTTTGACCTTTCAGTCTTGCCTTTCATAATTTCTTGCAGTGCCTCACGAGCGGAGACACCCCAAGATTTTGCTGCTTGATAACAGGCCTCATTCATAACATTGCCCGCAATAGCTGCTTTAAACCTAAACTCCTTCCCCTGTGATTGAGAAAGCTGTTTTGCCCGTTTAAAAATGGGGTCAACATCCTGTGAGGTTTGAACAGTTACGCGGTCTTTGCCATCTTCACCTGTGTGGAGATAGGTCTTATTGACCATCCCGCCACTTTGCTCTACATCTAGCAGCTTTTTCATTACACCGGCTCGATTTCTAACGTAATAACAACTTCAACAGTATTTGTGGAAGCGCCTGACGTTTCGATTTCTATATTGTCGGTTGATGTAAACTCATTCGCGCCAGATGGCGTAGCTGAATCAATATCACCTGCTGCCGAACTCGTGTGAGTTATCGTAACAACACCGCCTGTTACAGCAGTACCGCTAATTTTAGCCGTTAGAACAGCAGGAGCAGTGCCAATCGCACCACCCAAGGCAGTAGTGATATTTTTAATTCTACCACTAAAGCCCGGAGCAAAATAAACCTGCCCCGCTGTTGATACATTGCTAATCTTTACTGTCACAAACTTACTAGCAAGTGACGGAACATAAGGATAAGGCATTTAAATTCTCCAATAAAAAAGGCCCCGCAGGGCCTTGTAAAAGTTTCGACTGCATTGCGCCATAATAACCTCCAAAAAGGAAAGTATTTCATATTTGGCGCAATACGCCTAACTACTGACTAACTAACCGTGAGGTCGTAAACAGCGCCAGAAGATTTCTCTTGACCAGCTTCAACAGCATACTCAGACAAAATTTGTCTGCGATCACTGTCACCCGTTTTCGCTAGGTCTGTAGTCTTCATGTTTCGACCAGGCAGGAACGCGATAGCCCAATTATCCAACTCCAATGCTAGAGCTGTGCGAGCCTCCATGAATCGGCTAGGGATAATCTTTAGCTCGCCAAAATCTGACTCGTAGACCTCAAAGGTTGCATGAAGGGTTGAATCTTCTGCCCGCTGGATGTTAGAGCGATTAGTAGAAAAGCTAGAAACCACTTGACGGTTGAAAGGGCCAACCATTAAGCAATCAGGATTGCCGCCTTCGTTGTAGCAGCTCACTAGAACGCTCTTTAAAAGAGATTCAGTGAACGCTCGTGCAGTGCCATCAGTGTGAGCGTTTGAGCCTGTGCCGTTAGCAGTAGTTGCATCACTCGCCTCTGAAATATTGGTGACGATGTAAGCAGGTACGCCAGCGGTTTGACGCGCAAGAGTATCGTTGCCAGCAACGTAAGGCTTGTTATCAAGACATACTTTTTCAATGTCTCGCTTTAGCTCTTTCGCTTTAAGCATCATCTGGTGGTCAAGCTCGTCTGCTCGCCCTGCCGCTGTTACAGCACGACCCGTACCAGATACACGCGCTACCTTGTCAGAGATTTGCGTGTAGTTAAATAGGCGAGTAGTTGAGTTACCAGCGTCAGTTGTAGCGTCATCGCCTTCAATTACAGCGTTATTAGCCGCTGCTGCAAGTGCTTGAGTCTGCCATTCGTGCTTAGTTGATGTTGCCTCTGTGTGTCGAACACTTGAGGAAAACGGAACATCTACAGGTGAAACATTGTAGATAGTGTTTGCTAGGTCTTCACGGATGCCGACCATATCATTTGTTGCATAGGTGTTAGTTGGTTGTGCCATTAGGAATTGCCTCTTCGCAGTTGGTATAACCGTGTGGACTTCATCAAAGCGTCACGACTATTCGGATTTGCTTTAATTTCAGCCTCTAAACGGTTGATTTCGGTTTGTGTTGAACTTTGCTGCGGTGCTTTTGAACCCGGTTTAAGGGTTTTAGGAACCGCTACTAGTTTTTTCTTGGCTGGCTCTGCCTTGGCTTGTACTTCATCGTACTTTGCCGCCTTACGAGCCATAATTAAGAGCTTGTGATCATGGGTGAGCAGTTCATAGGACTCTGGTGCGAGTTCTTGGCTATAGAGATATTCTCCTAACTGTTTCTGCTCTTTTTCTGCCACTTTTTCATCTGCCCACTCTGGTAGCTCTTTGAGCAATAGTTCCTGCTCTTTAACTAGCCTTCCCTGTTTTGCTTGCTCTGACTCTGCTGTGCTTGTGCTTTTATGCTGCTGGTGAGCGCGTAAAAACTGCATTAATTCAGAATCAAATGCTTTCCGCTGATCAGCAAGTTCTTGCTTCTTAGCAGTCCACTCCGCCGGGTCTTGTGTTCTCAGAGGGTCGGCATTTAATGCCCTCTCTGTTTCTTCAAACCCCAACTTTTGCTTTTGCAAAACAGATGCAGCCACGTTAAATGCCTGATCTAATTCTTGCTCCTTATTTGCCATAGCTTGGTTTTGCGATTTGGCTTTTTCCTTAACGTCATTCAACCGCCTCTCAGCAGCTTCTAGCGTCTGGTTTGTCGCTAGTACATCACTTAATTTAACTTTACGGGTTTGCCCGTCAATCTTTTGCTCGACCTCGAGGTTTAAAAACTCCTCCTGATCATAACCTTCCGCTTCAAGCAATTCAGTGAGAGAAGCTATGGTAGGCTCGTCTTCTGGTGAATCCTCTTGCGCTTCTACAGCTTCGACTTCTTCCGTTGTCTCCACTTCTTGTATTTCAGCGTCATCCGGTGTTTCTGGAATAGACTCTTTTTCAGGCTGTACATCTCCATGAAAGCTATTACCAAACGCTTTTTCGGCCAATAAGCCGTAATTCTTTTCCGGTGCGGCCTCTGGTGTTGAGACTTCGACTTCGGACATTTTCTTCTCCAATAAAAAAGGCTCCTAAGAGCCTCGTTAATAAAATTTATGCTACTTTTCTGAGTATTTTTTCTTTTAAACTCACATCGCCCAATCTTGTCTTAGCGTTTTCTCCCGCTACTACATAACGATTAAAGTCCTTTCGCATTTTAGTGACAGAATCCATTAGCGCCTTAATCTCTATCATTCGTGGCGTGTTGGTTAGCTCTGTCTGCCTCATTTGAATATTCAGGTGAACATCAACATCAGCCCACCACTTATTCAAAAGGTCGTTTTCTAGCAAAGCTTTTGCCTTAACGCCTCTTGTTATCGCCTCACGCGCTTTGTCTGTCATACACTTGCCCCTCTAACCGGCTCATCGTATTTAAGCTGCATTTCTGTTAATTCGTTTCTCAGCTTCTCAAGCTCAACCATTACGTCATCGGTATGCTCAATCTTATCTTGTTGAATCTTGAGCATTTCACGTTGATGCTGTAGCTCTGTTCTATTGACTCGATTTTCACGCTCTCGGAGCTCAGCCTCTTTCTGCTGAATCAATTGCATCTGCTGTTGAATCTCCATCTGTTCCTGAGAGCTAGGAGGGGCCATTTGATCGCCGGGGTCGGTAAAGAATAAATCAGGCTCTTGGCCCGCATTCTTGGCAATTTCCTTGGCCATGTTGTAAACATTTTTAGGCTTTACAATTAGATTTGAGTATCCCGCGCTAGATAGCATCCCTTGAATTTCACGAATTGAATTCAAGTGAAGAAGATTTGATTCTCTCGAACCAATACCTAAACCAATGTTTACGGTCACATTTAAGCGATCTCGCCAACCGGCAGGGTTAACAGGAACCCAAGTTCCGCGTAATTTTACGACTTCTTCTTTGTTTTGATGCTTTCTAATTAGCTCGTGAATATGAAGAAATAGCGACTTAATGCCGGTTTCTGCAAATATACGCGCAATCATTTCTATTTTGTCTTTCGACATAGAAACAGCTTCACGCATTACAGATGATTGAATATTCTTTAGCTCATCAGGGTTAAGCCCTTGAGCATCCGAATGTACGCCCGTCCTGTCGCGCTTGGCCTTATCCCACAGTTGGAGCATGGGGTATGTTGCACCGGCAGTGAAAGGCACTGTCATGGGCGCGTATGACTCATTAACCGGCCTATCAAATATGGTTACGCTACCAAACTCCGTAGACAGTAAACCGTCCATCGTATCGTCGCCAATGGCTTGCTCGTAAACGCCATGACCTGGATTATTAGTCGCGTATAAATTGTCAAGCATTTGGCGAGTTAGCGTTGTCGTGATTTGCTGTATATCCATCACCATTTCAGCAGGACAAGTGCCAAAGTGTTTGTGGGGCAATGGCTTCGAGCTTAAAACGTGGAACGGTTGTCGATCACAAGGCTCATTTGACAAAATGACACCGTTAGACGTGAATATCTGTCTTAATTCACCATCTAACTTTAGGTAACACTCCCGGACAGTAACCTCTTCTTCTAGTGGGTCGCTCGATGCGTCACGAGTATCGTCTGTTTTGTTTCTGCGTGATATTTTCTCAGATGAATCCGGTGTGTTACTAGAAGTCGGTAAATCCATTACGATTTCTTTGTCAAAGCCCATACCGATTAGCTCTGACCGTCTTATGTCTGTTTCCTGCCCTACCATTCGCGCCCGCGATGGATTAACCATCGTTGCATCAGCAGAAATTCTATATTCTTCCGGAGGGACGCATTCAAAACGCACTTTTTGACGGGTAGTAGTTCGCTTAAATTTAATATCGTGAAGCGTCACTTCTGCCGTCTGGTCTTCAATGACCACCCGCTGAGTTTTTTCTTCTCTTTCAACAGGCTCTAGCTCATCATCTTCTAAGAGCTTAAATACTTCATCTTCACTCAATCCTGTGTAGGTTTCTTCTGTGATTTCCTCGCAGTCATCCCACCAGCACTTGACAATGCCGTTTTTCTGAGTCAATGAATCAAAAAACCAGTTATAGAGGGTTAGAAACGAATCCTCGTTTTTCTTAAAGAATACATGAGAGACATAATCAGTTTCCTGATCTGCTAACGGCTCGTCTTCTGGGCCAACTGCGTCAAATGACACCAAATTATCTTTAGTTGTAAAGAGTCGGAGCAATGACGGCATAATCCCGTCCACAACATCTGAAACGTCAGAGGTTACTACCTGAGACTTTCCATCTATCTCATTGCCAAGCGGCTTAGAATTGTAGTAATCCCAAGCAAGCGCCCTTTCCTCAGAGATTTCACCATCAGGCGAACCCATAGCACTTGTAAACTCTTGGTCTACAATATTGAGTATTTCTCGATCACTTAGACTCATTTTTGGCCTGTTTTTGATTATTACGAGGAGCTTTTAACAGCTCGCCCTTAATCTCATCAATTTGTGCTTGCATGGATTCGACTTGCTTCTCTAGCCTTGATATTGCTGCGTCATTTTTAATGCTCATATCACTGCGACTCTGCGCCCCTCCTGCTTGTTTTTTATTTTAGATTGCTGTCTTTTTGCTGATCTAAGCTGCTGGATTGCAATTCGTGTTGCTGAAATTAGCGGAGAAGAGTCTTTGGGTATTTTCCCATCATCCCTTTGCAGCGTCTTAGCTTCGTCTAGCCAGTTTTTAAGCCGCTTATCAACACTAATACGCTTTGACCGCATTCGCTCCCACAAGTCCCTAGAAACGATCTCAGCCATAGCGTCACTGTCATCCGATGAATCAGGGAGCATTCTGCAACCACGATCTAAAAATGACTGCTGCATTTCTGGGTGTATCCAGGCAACTGGTATCCACCGGCCTCTCGCGTTGATGCTTTCAGCAATAACTGCTGCAACCTCGCTTGCAAAAAGGCATGAGTCATAAATGTGAATATGACCAGAATCAGGGTCAACCGCGAGCCATACCATAGCTATGTCGCCATGTTTAGTGACGTGCATTCCCGCAATACGCTTCCAATGCTGCTCAATCAAACCGCTAACCCCTCAAAATCGACAGGAAACACTCTTGTTTTTCCCGACTCCTCGTTTGCAACAGAACAGGCCATTGCTAAACTCACCATTCCGTCAATCCGGCCTCTTGATTTGGCCTTGTCTAGCTTTCTGTCTCCAGCCTCGTTGTACTTAACAACTGAGTTGGCCGCGCACATTCCCAAAATAGGGTGATTGCCATGTCTTAGCTTTGCGTTAAGTAAAAGAGACTCTAAAACTCTGAGAGCCGGGCCCATCGAAACATATCCCTGACCAAACTCGACAAATCGTTCGTCTATGACAGATTCAGAGATTCCCGCCTTAACTAGCCATGGCCTCAAGTGCCTCATGTTGTAACGGTCAAAGGCTATTTTTCTTATGTCGTATTCGTTAAATAAATCGGCTATGAACTGCGCCACAAATTCATACTCGATTGACTTACCGGGGGTCGTTAGTAAGTGACCCTCTTTGTTCCAGACATCGTAAGGGACTCTATCTTGTCTTGATCTATCTGCTAACCCATCGCCTGGCAGCCAGAAATGACTCTTAACGTCATAAGTGCCGCCATCAGGGAAAACCAATTCAAATGATGTTAAATCGTTGGTTTCCGACAAATCTAAGCCCCCATAACATGGGCCTCGAAAAGAGCCAACTTCGCCCGATTGAATCCAAATCTGCTTAGAGACAAACGGGTTATAGGCCTCGACTCGCTGGTTTAACGTGTAGTTCCGGTACAACGCCTCCTGCGCTGGCATACGCCTAGCATCTGCCGCCTGTCGTAGAAGTTCGTTCTTGTTTAGAAAGTCACCATAAGCTGGATTTGCTTGCTTTAGTGCCTCCTCTGAGAATGGGTCAAGCCCTTCATCTGCGGTGTAAAGACTAAGAACCGTTGTAGGGTCATTACCCTCCTTCGCATCGTCAATCAAGACGCTCAAAAGATCTGCGTCATCTGCCGCTTGTGTCGAAATGATTATCGACAAAGGAGCATCGTGCGCTCCCATTGCATTCTCAATTGCATTAAACAATAAAGACTGCGGGCCTTTAACCTGCCCTAGCTCGTCATGCACCGCAAATATAGGTGATTGACCGTGAGCAGTAGAAGCGTCAGCAGACAGTGCGCGATAAAGCGTACCCATGCCCTCAAAATACAACTGCTTTAGGGACTCTCTAATAGTTATGTGAGGCTCAAGAGTTGGAGACATTTTCACTATCTTTGCCGCTAACTCAAACAAAACCCCCGCCTGATCTCTTGATTGGGCAGTGCTTGGGAGTTGAGTGTTCCTAACCGCCTCCGGTCCAGCCAAATGAAGCAGCACAAGAAATGCCGCCAAACTGGTCTTAGCGTTCTTTTTAGCAAACGAAAGTATCGCCCTTCGAGTACCTGCTGGGTTATCGTAAATCAGCTTTAAATCGTTACGCTGAAATTCCCTTAGCTTTACGGGCTTACCAACATCCTTACCCTCTGGAATAACGCAGTGCGCCTCAATCCATTTGATATTGCGCTCGGCCCTTGTTTCCTTTTTAGCCATGTCTAGGAAATACAGCCGCTAATCTTGCTCTTTTTCCCTTTCTCTTTGTCGTAGGATGCTTGAAGTGTAAATCGGAGGCTTCTAGCCAGGGCAGTCATAGCCCTGCTTTCACGCTCCTGCATCTTCAATAACTTGTCGTATTCATCAAGACTAAAAACAGAACCCTCTTCGGATTCACTATCACCTATCGCTACCGGCCTATCTTGCATTTCAGCCACCAGTAAAGCCAACATCTTAGATGCGCTGTAGTGTCTGCAATATTGTGAAAGCATTGAATGAGTTTCACCAGGAAACCAATCAGGAGGGAGTCTGTTTACAACCCTCATCCATTCTTTGCTTTGCTCCTGGCTTAATCCTTCCGGGGGTGCAGGTCTTTCCGGGGCATTACCTTTGGTGATTATGCTTAATTCTGGTGTCTTTGGCCCTCTAGCGCCCATTTGATGCTCCTCGGCTGGTATTGC